TGGGTTACTACGGGTAGCTTCTTGTTTTTTGTTTTTATCCGCCATAAAATTCTCACCACCATTCAACGTCTACACTAGTAGGCGTTTTTTGATTTTTATATTAAAGGGCTATAAAAAGCTGTTAATACTTCAATTCTTTAATCCACATATATTTAAAAGTGAGGTAGTAGGTAATAAATATAAGACTTAAAGTTAAGATTGCTTTTTTCATGTCAATTTCTCCTTTGTTTATATTTATATTAAATCACTAAATAGACGTTATTAATCACAATACAATTAATTGATTGTAAGATACTTAGTCGTATAATTCTATATACCTATTAGTAAATTCTTCTGCTGTTATTTCTCCATTTTCTTTTTGTTGTTGAAGTTTAGAAGCTTCTTTTTGAATTGCATCGTATTTTTCACGAGAATACCCATATTTTTCCATCTCTTTATAATTAGCTTCGTTTATTTGTTCTTGTTGCTGAGGTGTGACACAACCACCAACTGTGCATTGTGTACCATCAGGTTTTGTGTAACCTATAACGTCACCTGCGCCTTGTGCTTGGTACCAAGTATTACCATCTGCATCTACCATGCCGTTAACATTGTGACCATTTTTTACTCTTTGTGATATTTCGTCTTTAGTTAAAGGTCTATTGGTTTGTTGATCGTTGTTAACGTTTGTGTTGTTCTCGTTGTTTACTTGATTATTGTTATCGTTTTGATTAGCATTTTGATTAGCATTTTCTTTTTTAGCTTCTGCTTTTTCTTTAGTTTCTTTCTTTTTATCTTTGTTCTCTTTCTTCGTTTCCGTTTTCTTGCTTTCCTCTTTCTTATCGCCGTCGTTACTACCACATGCACCTAACACCAACGTACTTGCTAATAGTAAACCTAATAATCTTTTCATTTTAATTTCTCCTTTGTTTACTTTTTTATATTAAAACACCATATAGGTATTTTTAATCAATATGTTTTTACACTTGCTACAACTCTGCCTACAATTTTAACTTCATCGTCTTTACCATATACTTGTGGATAGTGATTAGGATTGTTCGATTCGGGTATTAATATGATTTGGTCTTCATTGTATCTTATGCGCTTAACAGTACCGTTATACCCGTTTATCATGACTACACCTAACTGACCATTTTCGACGATAGAATCTTTTTCCACTACAACCACATCACCTTCATCAAAAAGTTTGTTCATACTATCACCAGACACTTGTAAACCAAACTCTTCTTTATCAGGATTCAAATTTTTAGTAGAGAAGTATATGTAATCAACTAAATTTTCTTCTGTGTATATAGGCATTCCTGCAGATATCTTTGATACAACTGGTATTTTTTTAACTGGTAGTGTATCAAGTTGTACGATTTTGTTAGGTGATTCAACAAGCGATGATTTTTCTACTCCGAAGTATTTGGCTAACATTTCGATTTTGTCTATTCTTGGGTACGTTTTTGCATTAATCCAATCTGATAAAGTTGTATAACTTATTTTTAAGTCTCTAGATAATTTGTTTCTATCAACATTATTTTCTTTCATGAGACGAGAAATATTTTTTGCCATAATTTCTTTGTTGCCTAACATTATAATTTCAATCCCTTCATCTAATATTACAAACTTATTATACGGCTTAATCGTAAAATATACAAGTAAAAAAAATAAAATTACGGTTAAAGTGTTGACATTACGTTTAAACCGTAATATACTTAAGGCAGTTCTTAAGCAAGGAGGTATTACAATGACGCAAATCATCGTTAAAAAAGAACCAGTAACGTTAAAGACATTGAGAGCAAAATTTGACTTAACTCAAGCTAAGGCTGGTGCTAAGGTTGGCGTGTCTGCTGATGTGTGGCATAACTGGGAAAAAGGAAAGACTTTTCCTAATGTTCCGCAGTTAAAAAAGATAGAAGAAAAATTTGACATATCTTACGATGATATTATTTTTTTAACTAAAAATAACGGTTAAACCGTAATAGGAGGAAGCCCAAATGCAAGAATTACAATTAGTAGAACAGAACGAGACACATTACGTAGATAGTAGAGAAGTAGCAGAAATGGTGGGTAAGGAACATAAAAATTTAATCAGAGATATTGAAAATTATAGAAGTGTAATTTTGCAAAGCTCAAAGTTGAGCCCTGATGATTACTTCGTAGAATCAACTTATTTAGGTGCAAACAATCGTCAGACTAAACACTACTTATTAACCAAAAAAGGTTGCGACATAGTGGCAAACAAGATGACAGGTAGTAAAGGCATTTTGTTTACTGCAACTTATGTTGATGCATTTCATAAAATGGATGAATACATTAAACAACAAGCACAGCTTAATGTACCACAAACACCAATGCAAGCATTAGAGATGATGTTCAAAGCACAAAAAGACCAAGAACAGTTTAACAAACAAATGCAACAAGAAATCACAGGCATTCGTCACATTGTCGGTATTGAAACGAAAAACTGGCGTAACGACACAAACAAAATGTTATCTGCGATTGCACAACATTTAGGTGGCGGAGCAATGCACCAGAAAGTTAAGTCTGAAGCATATAAAGCTTTAGAAGAAAAAGGACGCTGTAATTTAAAAATTCGTATGCAGAACCGCAAAGGCAAAATGCTAGCGAATGGTGCAACGAAAACCCAGATTAACAAGTTGTCAAAATTAGATGTGATTACTGATGAACCTAGATTGGTTGAGATATACATTTCAGTGATTAAGAGTATGGCGATTAAATACGGTGTAGATATTAGCCAATTTGAAATTTAAACAAACATCTTAAAAGGAGGAACAACAAATGTTACAAAAATTTAGAATCGCTAAAGAAAAAAGTAAATTAAAACTCAATTTACTAAAACATGCAAACAGTAATTTAGAAACAAGAAACAACCCTGAACTGTTGCGAGCAGTTGCAGAGTTGCTTAAAGAGATTAATCGATAAATTCTATGAATTCGATTTTAGCTGAAGCGATAGCTACTATTTTGTCTCCAACAAAAGTATATGAGCCATTAGTGAACAAGGAACTTTTAATTTTTTCTTTTGATATTTCAACAGTTCCGCGATGACCTGACTTTATCACTTTTTCTAAATTATCGATTTCAACAAATTTATCATTAGAAAGATATAAACAAGCTTTCATACTTATCACCTCCTTAGGTTGATAACAACATTATACACGAAAGGAGGAATAACAAATGAACATTCAAGAAGCAACTAAGATAGCTACAAAAAATCTTGTCTCTATGACACGGAAAGATTGGAAAGAAAGTCATCGAACTAAGATATTACCAACAAATGATAGTTTTTTACAATGCATCATTTCAAATAGCGATGGGACAAACCTTATCAGATATTGGCAACCTTCAGCCGATGACCTCATGGCAAATGATTGGGAAGTTATAAACCCAACTAGAGACCAGGAATTATTGAAGCAATTTTAGAAATGCTATCAATGATACTTTTTAAATTGTTTTTAAACTCATTTTCAAAGTAAACAACAGTCTTGTCTGAAATTGTTACATGATAAATAGTGTTACTAGCATACACGCCGTTTAGGAACCCAGAGTTTTTAAGTTTATTTAAATCGTATTTTACATCTTCGAAATGTAGTTTTTGAAAATACTTTGTATGTATATCTTTAGCACTTCCAAAATTATTGCAGGTTAATTTAACCGAACCTAACTTTACACATTCTAAATAATCTTTGTAGAGTACGGACAAGATATATTGTTGGTCTTTAGTAAGTGTATCAAATTCATCAGATATCAAGGGCATGTTATCACCTCCTTAGGTTGATAACAACATTATACACGAAAGGAGCATAAACAAATGAACACAAGATCAGAAGGATTGCGTATAGGCGTCCCACAAGTTTCTAGCAAAGCTGATGCTTCTTCATCCTATTTAACGGAAAAGGAACGTAACTTAGGAGCGGAAATATTAGAGCTTATTAAAAAAAGTGATTACAGCTACTTAGAAATAAACAAAGTTTTCTATGCATTAGATAGAGAACTTCAATACAGGGCGAATAATAACAAACTTTAACATTTATCTAAAGGAGTGATAGAGATGCCAAAAATCATAATACCACCAACACCAGAAAACACATATCGAGGCGAAGAAAAATTTGTGAAAAAGTTATACGCAACACCTACACAAATCCATCAATTATTTGGAGTAAGTAGAAGTACAGTATACAACTGGTTGAAATATTACCGCAAAGATAATTTAGGTGTAGAAAATTTATACATTGATTATTCACCAACAGGCACTCTGATTAATATTTCTAAATTGGAAGAGTATTTGATCAGAAAGCATAAAAAATGGTATTAGGAGGATTATCAAATGAGCGACACATATAAAAGCTACCTAATAGCAGTGCTATGCTTCACGGTCTTAGCGATTGTACTCATGCCGTTTCTATACTTCACTACAGCGTGGTCAATTGCAGGATTCGCAAGTATCGCAACATTCATATTCTATAAAGAGTACTTTTATGAAGAATAAAAAAACTGCTACTTGCGACAACAAGTAACAGTTAAAGATAAGCATTTGTCTTAAATAATTATATAAGGAGTTATTAATATGACCTTACAACAAAAAATACTATCACATTTTGCAACATATGACAATTTCAATCCTGATGA